GAATAGCGACACTTACTTTGGCGTATCGCCGGAGATTGATATTGCAAAGGGTATGTACAAGATAGGTGGTAAAAATGCAAATTATCGTAAATGGCGGTCGTTGAAACAGTAAAGATTCAAGGGGATGGTTCGGGGTTAGAGGCAACTCTTGAAAAACTTAACGCCACCGTTGAAAAATTAGCAGATACCCTCGGAACCGTACAAACGGAATCCAAGCAGGGGTTTGAATCTATGGCCAAAGGCGTTAAGAACGTCGAAAAGCAAACGGGCAAAACCACCGGGGCAATTGGCCGCCTTGTGAGTTCAATTAAAGGGCTTGCGATTGTTACCGCCGTCGGTGATACCATTTTAGATGTATTTACTTCAAACCAAAAGGTTGTTGACTTTTTTAATACGAGCATCAATACAATCAAGATTCTATTCTCCGAATTGGCGGAGGTAGTATTCCCGGTTGTAGAAAAAGCGTTGGATTCCTTATTTACCGACCCGGTACAAGCAATTAAGGACTTTGGCGCATTGGTATATGAATACGGAATTAACCTATTTAAGCAAATGGGTAACGCTATTGGGGAACTTGGTGGTGCTATTGTATCGTTCTTCAAGGGGGATTTTGCAAAGGCATCCAAGCAAGCCAAGGAAGCGTTTAGCGAGGTTGTGGACGGCGTTGTAGGCGTAGAGGAAGGTGGGCTTGAAATAATTGAAAAAGCCGCAGAGCGTGTATCTAAAAGAGTTAAGGAGGCAATCAAGGAAGGCCAAAAGCTTACAGCACTTGAAAAGGCCGCAGCCCTTGCAGACGTTAAACGCCAAAAGATTCAGTTAGAGCAACAGCGGTTGGCGGAATTGCAACGTCAGGCACGGGACGATGAGTTTGCGTCTATTGAGGATAGGATTAAGGCCAACGAGGAATTGGGCAAGATTCTTGAAAATCAATACACCTTGGAAGCAGAGCAGATTCAAAAGAAGATTACCTTTGCTCAAGCGCAATACAACATTAACAAGACCACGGAGAATGCCGTAGCATTGGCGCAGGCCAACTTGGAACTTACGGACTTGCAGGAACGTCTGGAAGGCCAACGCTCCGAGCAAAAAATGAATTACATTTCGTTATTGCGTGAGGAAAAGGATATTGAGCGTAGCAATACGGAGGCGTATATCGCCCGACTGGAATCGCAGTTGAACCTTGATGCGGAATTGATTAATTCAGAGCGTGAGCGTTTGAACGTGCAACTGCAAAACATTGAATTATTAAAGACCGCACGGATTGCCGCTATTGAGGACGAATTAGCGTTAACCAAAGAGGGAACCGCACGTTACAACGAGCTTATTAACCAACGTGCCGAGGTTGAGCAGAACTCCGCTATTGAAACAGCGAAGATTAAAAAAGACCTTAACCAAAAGGATATTGAAGACCGCAAAATGGTTAACGATGCGTATATGAATTTAGCGCAGCAATCGTTATCGGCTCTTGCTTCTTTGTCCGAATTGTTTGCAGGGGATAACGAAGCCCGCCAACGTAAGGCATTCCAGCTTAACAAGGCACTACAAATTGCAGACGCTACAATGGCTACTTATACCGCCGTTGTAGGTGCGTTAGGCGCAAAGGGTGCGGATGGCTTATTGCCGTTCCCGGTACGGGTTGCTAACGCCGTTGCAGCGGGTGTTATCGGTGCCGCTAACGTAGCAAAGATTGCAGCTACAAAGTTTAGTGCATCAGAATCACCGACCCCGGATACGAACGCTCCCGATATGAGTTCCGCTGGGGCTTCTATGTCCCCGCAATTTAACGTGGTAGGCCAAGGTGGAATAAACCAATTAGCCGCAAGTGTAAACGGGCGCAATCAACAGCCGATTCAAGCATACGTGGTAGCAGGTCAAGTTACCAACGCACAACAATTAGCAAGACGCAGAGCAAGAACAGCAACATTCGGATAATGAAAAAGGTAATTGAACTTGTCCTTGAGGAAACCGAAGGACTAAACGGAATCAACGCAATATCTATCGTTGAACACCCAGCAATCGAAGAGAACTTTATTACCCTTGCAAAAGAGTATGAGGTAGAGTTCAAAGCGCAAGACGAGGAGAAGCGTATCCTTATGGGCGCAGCCCTTATTCCAAACAAAACAATTTACCGCAACCAAGGTGGTGAGGAGTTTTACGTGTACTTCTCAAAAGATACGGTACGCAGGGCTTCGGAGCTATTCTTAATGCGTGGGTATCAAGGCAACACCACACTTGAACACGCCGCAGAATTAAGCGGTTTGTCCGTGGTAGAATCTTGGATTGTGGAAGACCCACAAAAAGACAAGACGGCTATCTACGGAATGGAATTGCCCGAAGGTACCTGGATGGTATCAATGAAGGTTAACAACGAAGATATTTGGAATAACTACGTTAAGACCGGACGGGTTAAGGGCTTTTCCATTGAGGGGTACTTTGTGGATAAGATGCAAATGGAATCCCACCTTGAACGCATCGAGGAGGAGGAAGCAGAGTTTATGCTTTCCAACATTATCGCTAAGATTAAAAAGGATGGCCGCTTAAAGAGCAAGAAGCGAATCGAAATGGAATCCTACACGGACTACCCAGAGGCGGTACGCAACAATGCTAAGCGAGGAATCGAACTAAACGAGAAAGGCGGTAACAAATGCGCTACGGCAGTTGGCAAGATTCGAGCGCAACAACTCGCAGACGGACGGCCTATCAGCGTAGAGACCATTACCCGTATGTACTCGTACCTATCCCGTGCCGAGGCATACTACGACGAAAACGATATGCAGGCGTGCGGTACTATTTCCTTCCTGCTATGGGGCGGGTTAGCCGCAAAGCGTTGGGCAGAATCTAAACTAAAAGAATTAGGCAAACTATGAAACAGACCCCAAGCCGTTCCTCCCCCAAAGGAGACAAGCGTGGCTGCTTGTGTAAGAATAATACCTATTCCAAGAAGTGCTGCGATGGCTCGTTGCAAGCCCAGGGCGTAGGCGTTACCGTGAAGGTTCCACAATAAAAATGTAACAATCAATAACTAATCAATTATTTCCAATATGAAAGCAACAGAAATTTTCCAAAAATTCTTTGCCGAACTGTCCGCAGTTGAGACCTCCGAAGTTGAGTTGGCGCAAGCTAAGCTCGATAACGGCACCGTCTTGGAAGCTGAATCATTCGAGGCAGGCCAACCCATTTTCATCGTATCTGAGGAGGATAGAATCGCAGTCCCAGTCGGTGAGTATCAAATGGAAGATGGCCGCATCTTGGTTGTAGCTGAAGAAGGTGTTATCGGTGAAATCAAAGAAGCAGCAGCCGAGGTAGAAGAGGAAGCCCCATCAGTTGAAATCGAGGTTGAAGCAGCCGATGAGCCAACTATGGAGGAGAAAATCAAGGAGATGGTTATGCCACTCATTGAGGAGATGCGTGCAGAAATGTCCGCAATTAAGGAGGAAATGGGAGCGTACAAAAAGAAGCAGGAAATGTCCTCGGATATGCCTGCCGCTACGCCCATCCGCCACAACCCAGAAGCAGCCCCTGCTCCTGCACGAGTGAACCTCGCACAGAACGCACCGGAATCTTCTATCGACCGAGTTCTCGCACGTCTTAACAAATAAAATCAATTCTAAAAAATGGCTACTACTACTTCAATTACCACAACGTATGCTGGCGAGTTTGCCGGTAAATACGTTGCCGCAGCTCTTTTGAGCGCACCCACCTTGGACAAAGGTCTCATCGAGATTATGCCCAACGTATACTACAAATCCGTTATCCAAAAGGTTAACACAGACGACATTCTGAAGGACGCTACTTGCGACTTCGACCCTACATCTACCGTAACCTTGACGGAGCGTGTGTTGACCTTGGAAGAGTTCCAGGTTAACTTGCAAATGTGCAAAAAAGACTTCGAGCAAACCTGGCAGGCAGTAGAGATGGGTTACTCTTCTTTCAAGAATGTACCCGCTTCTTTTACTGACTTCATCGTTGCTTACGCTGCCGAGAAAGTTGCTGCTCGTATCGAGCAAAACATCTGGGCTGGAGTTAACGCTTCCGCTGGCCAGTTCGCAGGTTTCCAAACTTTGTTTGCTGCTGATGGCGACGTTATCGACGTAACTGCTACGACT